CTTTATAAAAGCAAAAGTTGGCTTCATAAAAGATATGTTCAGGACAAAAAGAGTCCAGAAGAGATTGCAAAAGAATGTGGATGCACAGTACAGACAGTGTATCTTTATCTAAATAAATTCGGATTAAAAATGGGAAGAAAAGGTAGAAGATGATTGAAGATGAAAAATGGATAGGCTTGATGAGAGAGCTTATTGAGTTAAGCAAGCAGGCTCCAGCAGGGCCAGAGCTTCTTCTTCAGTGTGTAGAAGTTGCAAACCTGCTACTTAAAAAGAATATTGCCTATGGAAACTCAGCCCTAAATCCAATACAAATTTTTGCAAAGATTCCTCCAGGTGATCAGATAGATGTTCGTATTGATGACAAGCTTAATAGAATAAAGAATGGGTCTTCTTACGCAGGGGATAACGATATTCTTGACCTAGTGGGCTATCTCGTGCTAAAATTAGTGGACAGTAAAGATACTAGGCTTAGGAGAGACAATGGGAAGACGGAAGAAAGTTGAAATCAGCGATCCGTTTAACAGAGAAGACTCTTTTGTGACAAGTGAAGGCAAACAAATAACAAAAGGTGATTTGATTAAAGTCAAGGGCATTTGGGGAGTTAAGTTTAAGTTTTTAAACTATGTTACTAATCCAAAGAATGGAATCTCTTGGGTAGATTGTATTGAATTAGAAAGAGGCATAAGCTGTGCTTTTAGATCTTTCTATCCTGACCGCATAAAGCCTATTCCAAAGAAGAGAGGCCAGCGTGTCAAACGATCTAATCAAACACCTTGATGAAGTAAATGCTGTTGCAACAGAATATTTAAAGGGTCTTGATACCGCACAGATTTCTATGGAATTAGATATTCCAAGAACCCGCGTGAATGCATTGCTTAATGACTGGCGACAAATGGCTAGTAGCAATGAGGCTATCCATGCTAGGGCAAGAGAGGCTTTGGCAGGAGCAGATCAGCATTACTCAAGCCTTATTCGTAAGGCATATGAAGTTATTGACTCTGCAGATCAAACATCTAACTTGGGTGCTAAGACTACTGCAATTAAACTAATTACTGACATTGAGGCAAAGCGTATTGATATGCTGCAAAGAGCAGGGTTGCTTGATAACAAAGAAATTGCAGAAGAGCTTGCCACTATGGAACGTAAGCATGAGATTCTTATTAACATTCTTAAAGAAGTTGCACAGAACCATCCAGAGATTCGTAATGAAATTATGTCAAGATTATCAGATGCATCAAAATCTAGTGAGGTAGTTATCCTTGACAATTGATTTTTCTGATTTCATGGATGCGTTAGATGATGACCTATTCGATGAAGAACCAGTAGACGTTAAAACTTTTGTTACTAATCCACAGTTCCTTGGACTACCACCACTGTCAGAGTATCAGTACACACTTGTTGAATGCATGAGTCAGATCTATCGCAAAGAAGATCTCATAAAAATGGTGGGCTTTGAAGAGGGAACTGAGCAGTATAAAAAGTATACTAAGACTGAGATTATTCAGCAACTAGGTAAGGGTAGCGGAAAAGATCACACAGCAACTGTGGGGGTAGCTTATGTAGTTTATAAATTGCTATCTCTTAAAGATCCTGCTATGTACTATGGCAAGCCACCAGATGACTCTATTGACCTTATCAACATTGCTATCAATGCTGAGCAAGCAAAGAATGTATTCTTTGATAACTTTGTAAAGAAGATTGCAAACTCTCCCTGGTTTGCAGGAAAATTTGATACAAAAGTTGGTTCAATTAAGTTTGATAAATCTATCACTGTTTACTCAGGACATTCAGAACGAGAGTCTCACGAAGGTTTGAACCTGTTCATGGCTATCCTTGACGAGATTTCAGGATTTGCTATGCAGTCAGCGGCGGCATCAAATGATCAAGCAAAAACCGCTGACAACATTTACAAAGCTTTCCGTGGTTCAGTTGATTCACGATTCCCTGACTATGGAAAAGTTGTCCTTCTTTCCTTCCCTAGATTTAAGGGAGACTTTATTAGCAATGCATATGAAGATGCTATTGCAGAAAAAGAAACTATTATAAGAAGTCATAAGTTTATTCTTAATGAAGACTTGCCAGAAGATTCTCCAGGAAATACCTTTGAAATTGAGTGGGAAGAAGATAATATAATTTCCTATAAATACCCACGGGTATTTGCATTAAAGAGACCTACATGGGAAGTAAATCCTACAAGAAATATTGAAGACTTTAAGATTGCTTTTTACAAGGAACCTTCCGATGCCTTAATGCGATTTGCATGTATGCCAGGAAACAGTACAGACTCATTCTTTAAATCTAAAGAGAAGATAGAAAGAGCTTTGTCTATTCGTAATCCTTTAGATCAAAATAGAAGATTTGATTTAAACTTTAAACCCAATCCAGATACCATTTACTATGTCCACGCAGACCTTGCACAGAAGCATGATAAGTGTGCGGTTGCAATCAGTCATGTTGAAAGATGGGTAGAGGTTCAGTCGTTCAATGACTACACACAGGTAGTTCCATTCGTTGTGGTTGATGCTATAGCTTGGTGGGAACCAAAAAGAGAAGGTCCAGTGGATCTTTCAGAGGTAAAGAATTGGATTATTAATCTAAAAAGAAACGGATTTAATTTAGGAATGGTCACCTTTGACCGCTGGCAATCATTTGATATTCAGCAAGAACTAAAGCAGGTCAGCATAAATACAGAAACTTTATCTGTTGCAAAAAAACACTATGAAGATTTAGCAATGCTTTTTTACGAAGAAAGAGTTGCTGCTCCACATATTGACATTTTGCTAGAAGAGTTATTAGAATTAAGAATCATGCCAAACAATAGAGTTGATCACCCAAGAAAGAAGTCTAAGGACTTAGCTGATGCCATGTGTGGTTCAGTATACAATGCAATCAGCAAGACAAGAAGAGAAGCTATTGGAGATGTAGAGATTCACACATGGTCTTCCTTTAAAGCAGATAGAAATAGAGATCTGGTAGAGGAACAAGCTAAACCTAAAATGACAGAAGAGATAGAAGAATATCTAAGAGGCTTCAAATTACTATAGGAGAATAATGAAAGAAACACTTTGTTTTGATGACATCCTTTTGGTGCCACAACACAGTTCAGTAAAGTCAAGGCACGATGTAAGACTAACAATGTCAATTGGTTATGGGGCAAAAGAAATTAGTCTTTATACGCCAGTAATTGCATCACCAATGGATACGGTCTGCGATGTAGAGATGTGTAAAGCCATGTCTGACAGAGGTGGGCTAGGAATCCTTCATAGGTATATGAGTTACGAAGAACAGATAGCAAAGTCTCAAGACCTCATTGAAGACAAATATAATTTTGGAGTAGCCATTGCGTCTAACAATGGCTTTCTATCACAGGCAGATAGCCTATACAAGATGGGTGTAAGAATATTTTTAGTTGATACCGCTAATGGTCACAGTGATAATGCAATTAATGCAGTCAAAGAACTTTCATTAGCCCTGCCAGATGCACACATTATGGCAGGCAATGTTGCTACCTATGATGGATTTAAAAGACTTGCAGAGGTTGGAGCAGACTCCATTCGTGTTGGAATAGGTGGTGGAAGCGTATGTACAACAAGAATAGTAAGTGGTCATGGAGTTCCTACTGCTCATTCAATATCTGAAGTAGCATTACAAAATGAATATCAGTGTTCAATTATTGCTGATGGTGGAATTAGAAACAGTGGAGACATGGTAAAATCCTTTGCCTTGGGAGCAGATGCAGTCATGCTAGGATCAATGCTTGCTGGAACAGACGAGGCACCAGGAGAAGTGTTTGAGTCAAATGGGACAATTGTTAAGCACTTTAGGGGAATGGCCTCCGATAAAGCTCAAATTGATTTCATAGGAAAGTCTTCTGTTACAGAAGGTGTTTCCACAACCATTACATACAAGGGATCTGTTAATGCAATTATTGATCAGGTCAGGGGAGGCTTGGGTAGCGGGTGTTCTTATTCAGGGGTAGATAATCTATCATCATTACATATACATTCAGAAGCTATTAGAGTTTCTCCATTAAGTGTAAATGAATCAAAACCACATGCTCTGGTGGTATAATAATCTCATGTTTAATAAAATTTTTAAGAATAATTTTGCCAAAGTAACTAATGAAGATATGGTTCTTAACATCGATAAGTTAAGAGACTATGAGGGAATGGAAGTTTGTGGTATCCACCCAGAAAAAAACTCAGCTTGTGTTAAGATAACCAGTAATAGTGGTCTAGAGCGTAGAAGGTTTGAGAGATTTGTTAACGACAACTGGGAAGGAAATGTAACCATTTGTGAAGATGGGTGTATTGAGGTGAGCAAGTAATGCCTTGGGAAATTAAGCAAAACTACGGTGGTTGTGCTGGGTATGCAGTAGTAAAACAAGGAACTACTGAGATCGAAGGGTGTCATTCTAGTCAGTCAGCAGCACAAAACCAAATGGCAGCCCTGTATGCCTCTGAATCTGACAAAGCAGTAATTACAAATGAAGTTACTCCAAATAAGTATCCTCAACCAGTAAAGCCAAAAAAGAAAAAAAGATTCACTGATTACGACATGGTAAATAAAGCTGAACATATGAATCCTGAAGATCTTAATCCCGAAGATCTTGTTAATCTTCTTGTTCCACAAGAGAGGGCTTATTATAATTCTCTGATTAGAATTGTTGAAGAATATGGCCCATTCGATAAGGCATCTTCAGGTGTGTGGGTTGGATATGAATTACCCAGCGAAAATGAAGTTGCAAATATAGGCGTTAAGTGCGGAAACTGTGCCTTTCATTATGATAAAGCAGAAGGTACTTTGGGATGCAAACTACTCTCATATGAAGTAGAAGAAAACGCAAAGTGTAGACTAGCAGCTATTCCAGATGGATTAGTAAACGTAGAAATGGATGATAATATGGATGAAAACATGGATGATAATATGAACATGGACTATGATATGGATGACATGGATAAGGCAGACTCTGTTCGTGTAGGACAAATGGTTTCCTGGAACTCAAGTGGTGGCAGAGCAACTGGCAAAGTAGAAAGAATTATTAGAGATGGTAAGTATAATGTTCCAGACTCAGACTTTGTAATTACAGGTACTCCAGAAGCTCCAGCAGCAGTCATAAGACTATACAGAGATGGAAAGCCAACAGATACTAGAGTCGGTCACAAGGTATCAACCCTTAGAGCTATGGGTAAGTCAATAGAAAATATTGATCTAATTAAAGAAGCTATTGCAGCATGGGATACAGAAGAGATTGTTGACAACTCTCCAGTACTTGAAAGTGATAGCTCAGAAAAAATAGAAGTTCCAGAAGATCTTTCTTCAATTTTTTCTAATATGCCAGCTCATGCAAAAAGAGTTAATACGACAGGGAATGCCCCAATCTCATTAAATCTTTTTAGGAATGAAGAGCGTGGCAGAAGAAACCTATAGCCCAACTGCTGGAATGAAAGCAGCAGCAAGGCGTGCCCTTAGATGGAAAGAAGAGGGCAAGGCTACAGGTGCTGGTACCCCCATTGGTTGGGGAAGGGCTTCAGATATTGTTGCAGGCAGGCCAATGTCTCTATCAACAGTAAAACGAATGTACTCTTTCTTTGCTCGTCATGAAGTTGATAAAAAGGGAAAAGATTTTTATAATACAAGCAATCCTTCTAATGGTCGCATTATGTGGGATGCCTGGGG